GGTTGGTCTAGCAACAATCTCGATAGGTCTTGGTTTATTCATCCTGCCATTAGGAATAGTCGCAGCTGGCGTAAGTATTTTGCTTGTCGGTATCGCATTTGAGAAAGGCAAGTAATGCTTGGTAATTTGACCGGCGGTAATAAAGAAGAACGCGCTATAAGTTTCCAGTCAATCTGGGGTTCTGGCGATTCGTTTGCTTTCACCACTGAAGCAGGAACGAACATTGACCAGACACAGGCAATGAAGATCAATGCCTTTTATGCTTGTGTTCTTTTAATTTCTGACACCATTAGCACTTTGCCCGTTGATTGTTTCCGCAGGATAGATGGTGACCGCGTACCTTTCCGCCCACAGCCAGCATGGATTCAAAGACCAGACGTAGACCTTTTGCGTTCAGAGCATTATCAGCAAGTTCTTATTTCGCTATTGCTAGACGGTAACTCATTTACTCGTGTGTTCCGTGATAATCGTGGCGATGTAGTGAACCTAGTTTGTATTGCGCCTAATCGTGTTCAAGTAGTTCGCAACATTCGTACTCGTGAAATCGAATACATCATTGACGATAACCAAGATGTTCCAGTTAGCAAACGTGACATGCTTCAAATTACAGAGTTGCGCAAGGCTGGCGATTTACGCGGTATGTCCCGTGTTACAGAACTAAAAGATAACTTGGGTCTATCTAGTGCCTTGCAGTCTTTTGCTTCCCGTTTCTTTGGTCAGGGTGCAACTACTCAGGGCATCATTGAAACCCCACAAGGACTAACCAGCGAGCAAGCCAAGCAATTAGTTGATGGCTTCAGCACTCGTCACAATGGATTCCGTAAAGCACATAAGACTGGACTGCTAACAGGTGGGGCAAAGTTTGTAAGAACTGGCGTGAACCCTGACGAAGCTCAGATGCTAGATAGTCGCAAGCTAGCCATTGAAGAAGTTGCTCGTATCTTCCGAGTTCCGCCACACATGATTGGCGTTACTACACCCGGCGCAATGTCCTACGCATCAGTAGAGCAAAACGGCATTAACTTTGTAACGCATACCTTGCGCCCTTACATTGCTAAAATTGAAGATGCTTACAGCGCATTATTACCAGATGCTGCGTTTATTCGATTCAACGTAGATGGTCTACTTCGCGGTGACTTTGCTACAAGAATGAATGGTTACTCAATCGGTTCACAGGCAGGATTCCTTTCAGTCAATGACATTAGAAGATTTGAAGACCTCAGACCTGTCGAGGGCGGTAATGTTTATCGCGTTCCTTTGGCTAATGTGGATTTGGCTGCTGCTGCACTCGTTGAAACTGACCGCAAAGTTCTTATGGCTCAAAGGCTTGTTACTACTGGCTTTGATCCTGTTGCTGTCTTGGCAGCTTTGGGCTTACCTGCAATAGAACACACTGGACTTCCAAGCGTTATGCTTCAAGGCATTGCACAGATTGACCCTGAAAATCCAGAGTCTGTCTACGAGGTTTAGTTATGGCAATTACATCTGGACAACAAACGATAAGCGCAACACGACAATTAGTAGATGGAGTTTCACCTAATCCGTCACGCCTGCATATTCATAACATGGATAACACGAATAGCATTTACTTGGGCAATGAAGGTGTTACAACCGCAAATGGTTTGCAATTATTGAAACTAGATAGCATTGAATTAGTTATGAACCCCGGTGAATCACTTTATGCCGTCAGTTCAGCAGGAACACATACAATCTCATGGTTAAGGCAGACACTTTACTAATGCCATACTTCATCACAGATAAATCACCTGACTGTTCAGGTTGGGCAACCGTCAAAGAAGATGGCGAAGTTATTGGTTGCCACACAACTAAGCAGGATGCCATAGACCAGATGGTTGCAGTTTCAATAGCTGAGGACATGGAACCGGGTGGGGAACGCGCACTTAATGACGAACTAGAAGTTGGCGATTATGTCTTTTGGGATAACGGCGGTCACACTCTTTATGGTCTGATTGTTTCTGTTTCCACATTTGGCGCAGTTAAGAATCCGCTTGGTGGTGATCTAATTGCAACGCAAGCCAGACCACTAGCAACTATTTCAGTTCACACAAACGACAATGGAACGCTAACTGAAACCAATGAGTTTGTAGTTAAAGGTTTTGCGCCACTGACAAAGATTGACTATCAAGATCAAGATGAAACCCTTGACGATGAAATGGTTGAAATTGAACTAGAGCGTGCCTTACCTGACAATTATAGACCAGCATTAGCGCAAGATGTTCCAGAAGGTCGTGCCTGTGGCAACTGTTTCTTTTATGACGAGTCACGTCAGAACGCAGATGGCACTAAAGCATGGTGCGAGAAGTGGGATGAATTTGTTGATGGCGGTTATTACTGCAATGCGTGGCAAGCAGACGAAGAACGAGCATTACCCAATGAATTAAAAGTTGGCGATTTCGTTTCTTGGAACTCATCGGGTGGCAGAGCAAGAGGTGCGATTGTAAGAATCCAAACATCTGGAAACCTGAACGTGCCTGAAACTGACTTTTCTATTTCAGCTAATGAAGATGATCCAGCAGCACTAATCCGTATCTATCAAAAAGTTGAGGGTGGTTGGTCTGCAACTGAAACTCTAGTAGGGCATAAGGTTTCAACACTTACAAAGATTGCAGACCTTGAAGAGCCTGATGATTCTGATGAACGCGCTATAAATCAAGAACCACCTGCCTACATGAGAGCATCAGCTAGACGTGGCCTTGAATACTATGCAGATGGTCAAGGTGGCGATGGTTTAGTTGAGCGCACTATTCGTGAAGCCAGACTTATGGCTGACGGTCAAGTTTCAGATGACAAGTGGATTCGTATTGCAGCTTGGATTGCTCGCCATATGAATGATCTAGATGCACCTGATGCTGACCCTGATTCAGATGGCTACCCAAGTGCAGGAGTTGTTGCTCATTTACTTTGGGGAAGTGGGCCGTCAAAGGCAAGAGCAAGAGCAGCAATGGCATACGCAGAACAAGTAGTTGAACGCATACGCGCTGAAGAACGTACAGCGAATGACTTGCAAAACGAGAAATGGCGCACAATCGCGTTAAACTTAAATAAGGATGAAAGGCAACAAATGACAACCACAGTAGAACGCCGTGTAAACACCGTTGAGTTTGATGTTCGTAATGGCGAAGCATCTAGCGATGGCATGAGTTTTACAGGCTATGCAGCCGTATTTAATAGCCCGTCAGAACCACTACCGTTTACAGAGGTTATCCGTGAGGGTGCATTTAAGCGTTCATTGAAGTCGCGCAATGAAATCAAGTTGTTTATGAACCACAACACAGACGTAGTTCTAGGTTCTACACGCGCTGGAACTTTGAAACTATCTGAGGATTCACGCGGTCTACTTGCTCAGGCTGAACTACCAGACACTAGCGCAGGGCGCGACCTATCGGTTCTTATGAAGCGTGGCGATGTATCGTCAATGTCATTTGGCTTTAGCGTTCCACCAAAGGGCGATTCTTGGTCAGGCGATGGCGCAACTCGTGAACTACATCAGGTTCGTTTGCATGAAGTTTCAATCGTTACTGGCTTCCCAGCCTATGAAGCAACAACTGCAAGCGTTCGTTCGTTAGACATTTTGGCACAGCGCACAGCCGTTGATGTGGATGCTCTTAGCGATGCGATTCTTAAATTGGAATTAGGCGAAACTTTAGATGCGCAACACGCTGATCTAATTAGCGAAGTAGTGCAGAAGTTACGCGCTGACAAGCCAAGCGAAGCAGACATGCTAGAGATCAAGCGCAAGCAACTTGACCTAATGCTTAAAGCGTTCTAATCTAAATTCAAAGAACAGGCTCAGATGTGGGGAAGCATCTGGGTCTGTTTTTATTTGTGCCATAATTAGATAAGCATTGTGCGGAGCCGCCACTGCGCTACTGTCGTGGAGCCACGCAGAAACTGTAAGACCAATCCAATCAAACACTTAGGAGTTACTATGTCTGACTACATTCGTCAGCAAGCAGAAGCTCGTGCAAAGGCTTGGGAAGAAGCAAAGGCTCTTCTTGACTCAGCAGCAGCTGAAAAGCGCGATCTATCCGCAGAAGAAAACCAAACCTATGACCGCATCATGGCTGACCTTGATTCACGTTCACAGGTAATCGAAACCATGAACGCTCAGGCAGAACGCGAAAACCGCGCTGCTGAAGCCATGAAGGGTTTTGAAGCACAAGTTAAGCCATCCGTTGCAGCAGTTCCTGCTATTGACGAAGCTGAACTAATCCGTTCCCTAGCTCGTGGTGAGATTCGTTCCCACTCGTTCGAGAAGCGCGATGTAACAAAGGGTTCAACTGGCGCACCAGTACCGACCTCTTTCTACGATCAGGTAATCATGCTTGCTCGTCACGTTGGCCCAATGCTAGAAACTTCAACAATTCTTAACACCGCTGGTGGCGAGAACTTGCAGATTCCTAGCTTGAGCGCATACAGCACTGGCACAGTTTCTTCCGAAGCTGCACTTATT